CTGATGGTAATCCGTGTGTTGTTCTAAAAATTGCATCATATACTAAAACTGTACTATTATAAGTTGTCATTAATAAATGATCCAACATTTTTATGTTGGAACCTCTATACTTTTTCCTTAAACAATTATGCACTACTCTCATTATCGCTACATGTAATGTTCCATCCCATTTTTCAAAATCTAGGTCACCAGTAACATCACAATCTCTTAATTCACGGGCTAAAGCATCCATATCCTTATATGGGTTAAATCCTATTCCTAATCCTAACTCATTATGATTCTTAACAAAATGTTCCATTAATCGACCCATTAGCTTCTTACTATAAAATAAGTGAGCTAATGGCATAACTCTAAAAGTTCTAGGTTTTTCACGCTTCTCTTCTACTCTCAATTCATCCTTAAACGTCTCAACACAAAGTGTATCTGCTATAAGCGTTTCATCATTATCCACTGCATTCTTAAATCTGGTTAAATAATCTACCGCTGTAGATCTTAATTCTTTTTTCTCATAATCAAAATACTGCTCTTTATTTTTCAAACATCCGTATCCATTACTAGATTGCTTATTCAAAGGGGGTAAATTGTCGTTACCAAAAACGGTTTCAGTATCCGACAAATCATCAAAGGGGATTATAAAAGTATCTAGATACTCTTCAATAAAAGTTAATTCATCATTAGTTATATTGCCAAGATGTTGAAAAGTCTTTTTTGACATTTCCTCCAACTTGGCTATGGGTTTATCTATTATAGGTGGACCTTTCGATCGTATATTTTCAATTAAATTCAATTCTCTCAATAATTCTTGTGTATGCTCATTATAATCAACATGCAATTCAGACGGCTGCAATTGTGTTTTTCCAATCGGGTACATTTTATTAATCTCTCCTTCGTCGTATCTTAACCTAGCACCTGACATACCAGGTATAATCTTATTATCTATATCAAACTCACACTCAGTTGTATTCATCATCAATTCTCTTATTTGTCTACGTACTATGTCACTAGGTGAAACCATAAATCCCACCTCACCGTTACCAGCGACGTGCATAGCAAAAATACTACCTGTATTATCACATAAAAATGATCCGCAAAAACCTGCTTCTGAAATAGGATGATAATATCCACTTCCTTTGGCATGTTTAAACTGAATCGTACTACCATATGCTACTTCTTTATCATTTAATTTTACATTTAATCCTCGCATAACTACAGCTGTTCTATCTGCAGATATTATATAAGAAACTGGGTTTCTACTTGAACTCTCACTAAACAAAAAACTACACCTTTTATATAAAGGCAAAGTTTGATCAAACTTATAAATCGCTATATCACAAGATATAAAATCTTTCTCCAAAACAAGCTTAACAGCTTCTAATTCTTTGTGGTTATTATTATAATGATCCCAAGATTGATAAAAATCAACTAATTCATTTTCATAAGAAGCATGAGCGGGTACCATAATTTTTCCTCCGCTAACAATAGCATGCTGCATATAATTATCAGACCTTCTCACTATAATGCGAGAAAACCTATGCATACTATTAATAACTTCTGGCAAATCATTATCAATATTGGGATTTCCTTGCGCCATAAACTCTCGCGTCTCAACTGTAACATTCTTTAAATTGGATAAGATATTTGTATCTTGCAAATTAAACTTACTAACAATATAATATAAAAAAGCACATAAAGATGTTGATAATATAGAAATAATAGCTCCTCTAGCTATATAAGATGTATCATTTAAATTCTTCAAAAAATCATTTACAAAATTCATAGCTCCTGTTGTCAACTCACTAATCACTGTACTACTAATATACTTAATCCATTCACAATATACTGCTGAACCATTCACAAAACTACTCCACATACTGGAAACACGCTGAGCTGCTTCTTCTAATAAACCCTGAGGTTCATAATTATCATCATTTATCTTCGTCAATATATCCTCTATAGTTGCTTCACTTATCTCTGTTCTAGCTCTATTCAAACTTTCATTTCTCTCTACTCCTTTAAGTATCTTACCAAACCATACTAATCCTTCATACAAACTATTAGTTTGCAATGAAGAATTTAACGTTAAATTCAAACTTTCATTGGGTGCTAAAAACTCATGTTTCCACGTATGCGATTGCAAAAAATCAAATTTCTTATACTGATAACTCAAAACGTTTGGTGAAATACTTACATCACGCTTACATTCTACAACATGTATTCTTCTAAATAAGGCCTCAATATCAGATATGCAATCTGATTTAGTTAAATTATGTAAATTAGATAAAGCATTTGTTGTACATAAAATCAATTTGGAATTAAAAAACTTAGTATTCTTATTTGTAACAGCTGCACATTCTAAAGGATAAACTACTGGGGAAACGAAATTAATAACTGTTCTCCACTGTGAAACTCCCTGTTGTCCTACATCATCCATAACAAACACATCTTGATTATTATAATCATCATAAAAATCCTTTCCGGCATCAATTGGTGGCACTGTATGTACATAAACTGATCTATTCTGTTTCTTCAATATTTCAACAAAAGCATTCATAGCAACGGATTTCCCGCTACCAGGAGCGCCTTCAAAAACAATACAAATAGGCTCATCACGGCTTGATGAACCATAAGTCCTTACCATTTTAATAACATTTTCTACAAAAGCTTCATATGTTACTTGAAAATGCTTATTATTACCATTCTTTAAAAACGCCATAAACGCTTCATTTCCTAACGTCCTATTATAAACTTCCATAGCCTTAGCTCGAAAAACTGGGTCAAACATAACATGTGTATCCCTTACAAATGCAGAATACATAACTAAAATCTCCTTAATAATATTATGTGACTTAAAAAAGTTAAACATTTTATTCAATATTGTTACCAATGGAGTTAACCATGATAACCACGCATAATTTTGTATCAAATAATTAAATAAATCAATCAAAACGCCAAATAATCTACTGGCTAAATCCATCAACAAATCACAATCCGTTATTCGCTTTCCTG